ACTCTAACTCTTTCTTTCTTGTATAGATCAAACCCAAGATCAATGGTGACATCAATAGTATCCCCGTCAACAACACGATTAACCTTGACTACTCGGAAGTTGTAACAACTCTTCCGACTTGGTGGAACCATTGCTCCCATTTTCTTCCCACTCCAATTCTAATAGTGAATTATTTAGCATCTCATCTATTGGAGTGCGTTTTTTTCTTGATTCATGCTCTCTAATATTATCAATCCACTCCTGTGTGGGAAATGAATGACCCATATGTGCTTCTACCTTTGGTGCAAAATATCCTGCACCAATAAAGGTACATGCTATAACTCCTAAAAGACTAACTGAAGCAATCACCTTTTCATTAGCACGAACTCTAAGAGTGAGTTCCTTCGTATGAGCCATCATGTGATCTACCTTCGCTTCCAAGACTGCTATCTTGGTGTCCATGCTGTGTTCCGTCATTTGGATACCATGTATCATACATGAATATGTAGTAAATTGCAATCCCCACACCAATAAGAAGGATGGCAAGCATGATATTAATTGACCAAACTACTTCACTCATGAAACTTTATTCCCATATGAACTTGCTTCTGTTGAGTCTGGATTATCTCTTAAGTATTCTGTATATCTAAATCCTGATCCTTCTGGGTAAATATATTTTCCATTCTCATCAAAGTTAGGTAGTTTAGATCTTGATTCTGCTGATGGATAATAAGTCTTCAAACCTTTCTCTCTCATCTCATTACCCTTTCTTCTTCTAATTTGATTACCAGATTCTGCTGGAGGAGCAGGCCAAGAAGTGCCAAGTATCTTCCTGATCATCTCCTTGGTATAATATTTAATCTCTTTGTCTCCAGTCATCAGACCTCTCATTATGGAACCAATCTACCACATCTTGTGGATCATAGAAACCCCTGCGATGATGAGTTGAATCAGGGTCTCCAATGTTCAACTCATTCAGAAAAGAATCAGTAGGATCTGTACTCATTCTTCTTGCGGTATTTAACATACCTCTTGCTGCTGTATTAGCCTTTGATAATTTCTCTGCCCATATCATATCCTCCAAAGTAACCTCTGCTCCAGAAGCAATGTCTTTACAGATTGCCTCTAAACGTAAACGATATTGTGTTGATAACATATGCTAATAATTGTTATTAGTATTATTTAACGTGAATAATACCTTTCATTCCAGCACCCTCATGAGGAGCACACTTAAAGTTAAAATCTCCAACATCAGCAAACACAATCTCTTGTGTTTCACCAGGAGAAAACATCAATGATTCTCTTGATAAGTCTGCTCTACCATCTACAATAATATTATGAGGAGGTAATGCGTTATTAACAAAGGTAACTGTCTCACCCGCATCAACCGTAACCTCATTTGGTTCGAAAACTAGATTACCATTGTAACCCATTTGTATCTCAGCAGCATATGCTTGTGCTGCTAATGTCATTGATAAAAATAATGATGTAACCATTATTGTAAGTCTACTCATCCACCACATAATTTCATGTTTTAAGTTGTTGTTTTTCATATTTAGTGTCCCATTGGGATACCTGCAGCCATAAGACGAGAGATATTATCTACCTCGTCGTTGTTACAGTAATCAACAAAATGAGGATGTGCTTGTAGAAAAGGCACATCCTCTTTTGAGTGTTCTATTGCATCGTATGCACTCATGGCATACTCACATATCTCATAATGTTGATGTTGTAGATCGTGATAACCTACAGTGTAATGTCTTTGTTGAGTCAGGGGCATGATTTTTTCAATCCCATACTATCAGATATTTATAGCACAGACTAGTAATTTTTGCCTAGTTAAGTGTGGACTCACTGACTCAGTTAGAGAACCTGGATAACTCCCACCACATCTGGTATTTCCATCATCAATTTCTTTTGTATACCATCTCTTAAAGTTATCGTGCTCATAGCACATGAAGCACAAGCACCTCCCAATCTTACCTTAACATATCCCTCTACTGTCTCTACATACTCTAACCATCCACCATCTGCTTCAATGTATGGTAATAATTCCTCTAAAACTTTAATTACATTTTCGTCAGTCAGTTCCATCTCTTAAATGATCGTTAAGTAAGTAAACCCATGTAGCAAACAATATCATTATAATAAGTATTCTAATGTTTTCACCATTAACTACAATCATAAAAGTAGTGCACCTATGATAAATCCTTTACCAAATGCAAGACATAGCATCTGATAATCAGTTAAATTAAATTTCTCTTGTATTTTCTTTGCCCATGCCTTATCCCAATCTTTAACTTTGGTAAAGGTTTCTTTAAGATTTAAGTTCCACATTTTCTTTTTTTGGATCAAAATAGTTAAAATGATTAAATTTAATTCCGTGCTGACGTAAAAGATAAATTTTTGTGTCCGTCAACTCTTCACTATAAAAAATAACTGGTTGATTCTTACAATCTCCACTCATCACCTTTCTCCTCTTCAAGAACAGTTTGATAATAAGCAACTTTCCTACGAAGAGACAGAACCTCTTTTTGAAGTTCTGCCTTTTCCTCTTCGAGGATTTCTATGTGATCTTGGTAAATGATTACGCTCATAAAATTATTTAATCAATTAATCATTGCTTAATCTTTACATTCTTTACAATGTATAAGGAGGTTCTTCTTTCTTAGGTGGTTGTGCAGCAGCAGTTAAATTAAGTGGTGCTTGTTCAATCCTGATAACCTGTGCAGGTGCAGTTTGAGTTGCCTTTTCAATTAACTTCTCCATATCTGCTTTAGATACAGCAGGTGCAGGGGGTTTTCCACCATTACCATTCTGCTTATTCTTAGCTGTCTGAACCCCAAATGTAGCCAAAACTCCAGTAAAAACTGAGGCTATAAATGTCGGATCTATATTCTTTTGTGGGAAGTTTGGGATGGCCACGTAATTTAAAGTCAATATTCCTCCGGACCAGACCAAAATTCCGAGACGCACAAATGTACTAATGATTGCTAGTTGTTCATCATGATCAGGAACAATAGCATCACCAAGTTTACCAAGCATACCCTTGGGTTTTTCTTCCTTCACCTCTTCTTTAACTTCTTCAGAAGTTTCAGGTGAATCTATTTGTTCTTCTTTTACTTCATCAGCCATAAGAATAATAGTAACTATTCTTATATAGTTTCTTAGAAGTTTGGAACTCCTAGACCACCAGAAGGAACAGCAGCAGAATCAGCAGGAGGTGCAAGATCTGGTGTTCCTATAGGAAGATCTCCTCCACCCATGCCACCAAGACCCCCCAGAGATCCCATAACTGATTCCATAACTTTAGATTTAACTCCATCAATGATGGATGCCCTATTGAGATATACGTATACCCCACTACCAACAACGGCACCAGATACAGCGAAAGACGCAAGAGCAAGTACATTAATTAATTTTTGCATTTTAGATAACCTAATTCTATGAATTGTCATTTAGTGATTTATTTATAAAGGACTGTTTGTAAGCATTGTAATAATCAACAACACCTGCACTTATAACATACTTCTCTACCCACTCATCAGCACATTCATATATTGCTCTATTATTATTCTCATGACCATACTTACTCATAAGAATTCTAAGCACTTCTTTCCTTAATTTTAATTGCTCTGGAGAATACTTAGTCATATGCACTACCATCTCCAATATACTCCATAGAAAAAATATCATGATCTTCTAGATCAGGATCTAACCATTCTTTAAATTCTTCACGAATACATTTCTCATCCAATGCATTTATTTCTTTATTACCTGAATGAGTTAATGTGGCAATTCTCATTCTTGCCCAATCATGCGTATTCTTAAGTGTCTGTTCCAAAGTTTCCATAGTTCTTACGCATGTATCTTCCTAGAATATTACTATTATAGTATGCAGGTTCTCCATTGTCAAGAGATTCCATCAATACATTATTTAAAAATAATTGTTTAGTCTCTTCATAATTTACATCTCCGAGTCTGGTATGGAGGGATAAGATTTCTCGTTTAAACGCTGAGTTTCCAAGAAGCTTTCTATCTGCACTAAGTTCGTTAGAGCTTCCATAGTATCGTTTCCAGTCACTCTCAGACGTAACCCGTCTCTTACCACCTCTAGGCTTACGTTTTTGCCAGAAGTATTTTCTACCAATGTATTGTTTGCCAGATTGTAAATTAGTAATCCTGTAGACGAAACCGAAGAAATCGCCAATATCGTCAGTAGTGAAAGCTGTACCTTTGTAGTACCAGGGATTTTCATAATCTCCCTCACTAGTCTCTTCCATTTCATAATTTTATATCATTCTTCGTTATTTATTTCCACTTGTCAGCATTAACAATTCTTTCCAATTCAGCATCAGTAAAATGACCAGATGACTGTAGTTTATCCTTTATATCATTATCTCCTACTTCAGGAACTTCAGGTTCCTCTGCCCCACTATCTACCGATGCTTGAGGTGGTTCTGCTTCTGGAGTTTCTGGTGGAGTAGTTTCAGGTTGATCCTGTGTAGGATGGGTAATATTCTTCCAAATATCAGATAATCCTTGAAGATCAGAACTATTTAATGAAGGGTTCATTGTATTAATAAAATATTGGTAAAATTATTTAGACTGTTCTTTAATTGCTAATAAAGTATCCAAAGGAATCCACGCAGGATCTTCATCCGCAAATTGAACTTCTACTTCAGTAAAAACTTTCTGATAAAATCTACTGTAACTCTCTCTTGTATTCAATACATTACCAAAGGGGCTCATCATTTCAAATTCCATAGTGTTTTTTTATTTATCCACCAGCATAATCATCCCAGTTTTCACAGGGTTCTTCTTCATATGCTTTAATACAATCTTCTAGACTATAATTTAAATCCTGAGAAGGAGTCTTTGGTAACGTCTTGTTTGATTCCTCCCACAATATAGGATTCGACTTCCGTTTCTTGGGGAGCCACTTGAAGACCTTTAGAAGAGATCCAATGCTCTGTCCAAGGAAGTGGATTATTCTTTGCAGGTATGTCATAGATTGGTTTAAGTCCTATTGCTTTTATTCTACGATTGGCAATCCATTCAACATACTGATGAAGGAGTTTATCATTCAACCCAATCATAGTACCATCCTTAAATAAATATTCTGCCCATCTCTTCTCTTCATCTACAGTATCCTTAAATGCCTGAATCAACCAAGGTTCTTGTTCCTTGACAATCTCAACCATCTCAGGATCATCACCTTTCTTCCAATTATTTAAAATGTTTTGGGTGATGGCGAGGTGTTGGTTTTCATCTCTAGCAATGAGGGATATGATCTTAGCACTTCCCTCCATAAGTTTGAGCTCACCGAAAGCGAAAGAGCAAGCAAAAGAGACATAAAAACGAATCCCCTCAAGAATATTAACATTAGCAACTGCCCTGTATAAATGCTTTTTAAGATCTTTACGTGTCCATTGTGAATTGGGATGACTTCTCATATCATCTTTCCAAGCACCACTTTGACCATATTCATGTGCATAATTAATAAAATCATCATATGCCTTAGTAACACTAGATGCTCTTTCTAATATACGATCATCTCTTAATATAGTATCAAATACTTCAGAAGGATCTGAATAAACATTCTTCATGATATAGGTATAGGAACGTGAATGAATCATCTCCATCAGTTGCCATACGTTCATACATGCTTCTAATTCGGGAAGAGAACAGTATGGAGCAAATGCCATACCAGGTGCTCTACCCTGAACACTATCAAGCATAGTTTGATACTTCAAGTTAGAAGTAAATATATGCTTCTGAACACTACTTAAAGATTGATAATCTGCACGATCTTTTTGTAACGAAACCTCTTCAGGTCTCCAAAAATATCCCAACTGAGACTTAGTTAAATTCTCGAATGATGGGTATTTGTAAGTATCATACCTCTGAACACCCAATGGTTTACCAAAAAACATGGGTTGTTTCTTAATATCAACTTCTTCTGTATTAAATACAGTCATAGATTCAACTTTAGATTGCACAACTTTCACACTCCTCTTCTTTAGAAGCCATAATATCATCAACTAACGATTGTAACTGAGTATGTCCCTGAATACCAACTCCATCTTCACTATTAGGTAGTGATAATTCAACTTCATCAGTCTTAACATCATATGTATTTTGATAATAAGATGTTTTCCACCCATACTTGAACGTGGTTAATAAATCTTGAGCCATTACTGAAGTAGGAACCTCATTATTCTCAAAGTGTTGTGGATTATAACTCCAGTTACCACTGATTGCTTGGTCAAAAAACTTCTGCATCACTGCTACAATATTAATATAACCAATGTTGTTAGGCATTTCCCAGAGCAATGTGTAATTATTCTTAAGAGTTGCTATATTTGGTACGATTTGCTTCAGTGGCCCCTTCTTAGACTTCTTAATTGAGAGATAATCTCTAGGTGGTTCTATACCATTTGTTGCATTACTGACCACAGAAGACGATTCTGAAGGCATTTGAGCAGATAAAGTGCTATTTCTTACACCATACTGCTTTACTTCCTCTCTAAGTGATTCCCAATCATATTTTAACTCATTAGGAACGATATCATCAACATCTTTTTTGTAAGTATCGATAGGAAGGATGCCTTGAGCATACTTAGTTCTATCAGAATACTCACAAGCACCCTTTTCTTTAGCTAAATTAACAGTAGATTTAATCAAATAGTACTGAAATGCCTCAGTTAGGTCATGAATGAGTTGCCATGCCTCTTTATCCTCATATTTAACCCCTTGCTTGGCAAGATAGTGTGCTAAACCGATAAAACCAACCCCAAGTGATCTACGTGCCTTTGTAGCGATCTCTGCTGCGTTGACAGGGTATCCTTGGAAATCAATAAGTTCATCCAGACTCCTAACACTAAGATCACAAAGCACCTCAAAATCAGAAACATCCCTAATTTTACCAATATTAATGGCAGAAAGGATGCAAAGAGCAATTTCTCCTGCCTCATCATCAATATGTTGAATAGGTTTGGTTGGTAAGGTGATTTCTTGACACAAATTACTCATTTCTATCTTATCCAAGAAGGAAGAATGGGTATTACAATGGTCAATATTCATAATATAGATCCTACCAGTCTCTGCCCTCTCTTTTAAGAGGTCAAGTATCAATTCCTGAGCTCCGATGGTGGTTCTGGGGATTGATTTGTCTGACTCATATGAACAGTAAAGAGCATCAAACTCACTGGTCCCAAAACTCTCATAAAGGTCAGGAACACTATGAGGGGAAAATAGCGAGATTTCTTGATTTTCGATAAAACGTTCATAAAATAACTTGGATATTTGAATACTATAG